CGCAATTAAAAAATAACCATGGTATCGAATATTATACGCGCCCGATGATTACACATAAGGGCAGTAATAAAAACTATTTTACTCACAGCAAACGATCAACGTTGGAAGCTAATGTATTGGCGCGATGTTAAAAAAGTGAAAAAAAATGAAAAAAAGTGAAAAAAAACGCATTTTTTAGTTGACACCAACCCTTATTTTTGAGATAATACCTACAGAAACAGTCGCAGAAGGAGCGAAGAACAAAATGACCGAACATGCTTTAAAAATTAGCTTTAATTCCGATGTAACCGTTGCCGATATTCTTGAGCAACGTGAACTAGACGTAACCAGTCTCAATCAGGACGATGCGAGCGTACCCGTACAAGCTCCAACTAATGAAATGAAAGAGATCGACGAGAGAAGTCTAGAATTGGCAATGATTGAAGAGTTTATTAAAAAGAATGGCGTTACTCGTCCTACAGAAGAAGACTTCCAGCCTAAATCGCAACGTTGGAGTCGCAATGTCAAGACCAAAGCTCAAAAGCTAGCCGAAAACCCCAACTATATGGAGCGTAGAGGCCGTAAACGTACAACGTTCACCAAGGACGTAACATTTATTTGTCTAGACAACGGCACATATAAACGCGCCGGTAGAGGACGAGCAAAATTAGGCGAGACTCGTGAAAGCTTCACTCTTTATCACACTAACGTAGAGAAAGCTAGCGAAGGATCATGGACACGCGAGCAGCTTGAAGCCATGAAGAAGTCTTGCTAATGGAGTTTGCACCTTACGCTAATTGGGAATTGATTGGTTATGTGTGTGTATGGGCTTTTCTTTCTATATGCGCTGGTCTAATGATTGAATACTTTGAGAACAAAAAAGTGAAAAAAAGTAAAAAAAGTTGTTGACAATTACCCAAACATTTGAGATAATACATATAGAAACAATCGAGGAAGGAAACAAAAGTGACTCATACTAATAGAGAAAAACTTGTAGAAGAGGTTATCGAAACGTGGACAGAAGAAGAAGTCTACGAATACGCAAAACAACAACTTTATAAGGAATATAAAGAATTTCCTGACCTCTTTGAAGAGGACTGGAAATCAGTGTTCCCTAGTGAGGAATTATAAATGAAAACTTACAAGATTATTCGTTTCTATCGAGAACTACACAAGCCTAGCAGAGTTATCAAAAGAGGACTTACATTAGAACAAGCTAAAGAACACTGTAACGATCCTTCTACGCGAAAAGAAGGTTGTTGGTTCGATGGTTTTGAATCAGAAGAGAGTAATTAATATAATGATAGAAAACATTCAGCGTATTGTATTGAGAGAACTAGAGTGTATGGACACACACAAGCTTAATGTACATGAAGATAGAGTAGAGGTAGCTAAGGCTATAGCCACGGTACTAACGGAGGAATCACTTGAACAATTAGCAGCGCTATTGGGTGGTAGTTTAGAGTATTCCTACGATGGAGCGGTGGTACTTTACACAGGGGTTGATATACAAAAAACTAATAGTTAGTTAGGGACAATTAAAAATAGTATAGAGATAACAACGGAGAACGATTTAAGTTTTCTGGAGTATAGAGGGGAGAAAAGAGGTGGGGTATTTAGCATATATACTACCAACAATCAACCCTAATCAACACATCGCATCAAGAGGAATCCAATGATGGTAGACACAAAGACGGAAGGTGACGTAACCCATGAAGTACTAGCCAACACAATGCCCTTCTATTGCTGCTGGCTCGTCGACAAAGACGATGAGAGCAAGCCCTGCATTGCTAGTGTTCCCGCTGGTTCTGCGTTGTATAGCGTCCAGTACTACGATATCGTACCACCGAAGACATGGATCAATTAGCGCTTGACTTTATATTCGAGGTGTGATAAAGAAAAACTTAAAAATTAAAAAGATAATGATTCCAACTATTTAAATTAACACTTGCCTTATAGGGAGAGAACAAACTATGCACCCACTAACCAAAGAGTACGGCCCGATTGCAATTGTGATGATGGCTATATACATGGCGCTAATAATACTTTAATTCCTAGACACTATATACTTGACAAATCAATTCGAGGTAATAAATGAAAAACAATATTGACATTCAGATTGAAGCTCATATTACTGGAATGGATATCTTCCCCAGTATCCCCAAGACACCCCTTGTCCTCCCAATAAAAAAGGCGATAAAAGTAAAAAAAAATAAAAAAAGTACTTGACTTATTCTCCGCTATTTGAGATAATACATACATAAGAAATAATAAAAAGGAATACAATTCTATGACTCGTAAAGACTATGAATTAATCGCTTCACTTTTCAGTAAACACATTGACTACTACGAAAGCGAAGCAGCATCGCTTATTGAAGTGGGCTTTAAAGCGCAAGCATATGGTGGCGCGCATGCCCTTAAGGATTTGGCTACTACCTTTTCTTATGAGCTACAGAAGACCAACCCACGCTTTGATAGAGAGCGCTTCCTCAAAGCATGCTTCCCTCCTAGCGAGCAAGACGCAATTGCCACAGCGCTGTCAAAATATGGGCGCGTAACTGAGCGTACTGATCGCAGCGCTGCAAAATAACTTTTCACATGTCAAGCAAAAAGACTTGACACACCCCCTCCCCCCTACCCCCCCGATACCCGGAATGTATGTCGCCCTATAGGAGCCGCGCGCCAGAGGACCGGCTAAGTACGTTTGCAAAACGCGGCTAAATTTTTGAGATTTTTGTTTTTTTGTATACTATTTACAACACACCTCGGAGGTACCCATGAAACTAACCAAATCAAAACTTAAACAAATCATCAAAGAAGAAGTTATCGATCTTGGAAAATACAAAGCTAAAAAAGAAAGAGAAGGTATGAAATATACTGTGTTAGTGACTAAACAGCCTTCATACTCTGGTGAACATACTATATATGAGCCGAGCGAATTCGAATTGGTCGTTGTAACTACAGACGAACAATACGAGGCTCTGTTACAAGGGGATTTTTCAAAAGCCGAAGATCTGGGCGCTCAATTTGATACCATTAAATAAAAAGGGCACTGGCTCAATTGGCAGAGCACCGGACTCCAAATCCGGGGGTTGGGGGTTCGATTCCCTCGTGCCCTGCCACGTAATGCTCGATGGAGTAATGCTATAGCGCTACTAGTTATCAACAGGGAGGGTCATGATATGGATAAACAAGATCTAAACTGCTGCGGTGGTTGCGAATGTAAATGTGATTGCAGCTGCAAGCAGAAATAAAGCTTTTACTTTCTAAAAAAGTAAATTAGAATCTTAACAATAGGGGGTGAGAAATTGCCCCCTATTTTTTTATATTATGGAGGTGGTATGGGTAGACTAGAAGTTATATGTGGTCCTATGTTTTCAGGTAAATCAGAAGAGCTACTGCGGCGATTGAAGCGCGCGCGGATAGCCAAACAACGTTTTCAACTTTATAAACCCGCTATAGACAATAGATATTCAGAAACACACGTAGTAACGCATTCTGGCGTAGAAATGAAATGTTCTACAATATTAGATTCAGAAGCCTTGTTGTCGACGCCAAATAGCGTAGATATCGTAGCGATAGACGAAGCGCAGTTCTTTGATGAAAACTTGCCAAATATAATAAAAAAATTAGTTAATAATGATAAACGTGTTGTTGTTGCTGGGCTGGATATGGATTCTAACGGAATTCCTTTTGGGCCTATGCCTTATTTGCTAGCTATAGCGGAAGAAGTTTGCAAGGTAACCGCCGTTTGTGATGTATGTGGAAAAGACGCAACTCACACGTATCGACATAACGCTATTAGCGAAGATACGGTACTAGTAGGGGCTGCAGATTATTATTATCCTCGCTGCCGCGCACATTGGGCGTTATAAACTAGTTAACTAGCAAACGCATATGCGGGACTTAAGCACCGAAATGATATGGAATCTTGAGTAATATCTGAAAAAAAAATTTAAAGCCGCGAATTTCAAGTAAATAAAAAATTTTCTAGCTTATTTTTCATGTAGCTGAAAACTAATTATTTTATAGAATTTATAAAAAATTCTCTATCTGGAGTTAGAAAACATGAAAAAAATTTTACTTTCCGCGCTTATGCTCTGTATGGCCTCTTGCGCTAGTATACAAGTTAAACAATCCCACATCACTGTCGACAACTTAGCTGAAAAGTGTCAAATCTCTGAAAGATGGGATATGAGCCTAATGGGCGTCGGTGCGATAGTTGGCATATATAGTAATTGTTATGAGTACAATAAACTTTTAATGATTATAGTCCAAAAGAAACCAACTCACGCAGCCGAGATTCAAACGCTTACCGGTAAACTACTCTTAAAACACTTTTTATGGTTTGCCCATCAACGCGATGAGAAACATAACTGGAAAGTAAAGCCAATTAAAACAGAACTAGGTGAAAATTGGACTGTTTTTTATTATGATCTTATACAAAGTAAAAAAGAAAAGTAATTAATAACAGTAAGGAAAAAAACTATAATGAAACTCTTATTTGAAAATTGGCGAAAATATAATACTGCCCCTTTTGAACTAATGTGTGAGCAACATCAAAAATCGCTCATTTCCGATCAGGAATTGTTTTCTCAGTGGGAAGCCATGGTGCTTCTAGAGTTAAAAAAACTAGAAGAGATTAATTGGGAAAAAGAAGCTGAAAGAACAGCCGATCCAAACTATAAACCTCCTCATGAACGAGAAGGGCTTTTAGCTAAGGGTTGGGAAAAAGTTAATGATTGGGTGTTAGAAAAATCAATACAATTGGTTGAACTAGCTAAACGAAATGCTTTGATGGCACTTAAGTCAATCAATTGGCTTGTAGGCAAATTAGATGATTTCTGCGATCAGTTTCCCACAATTTGTAAAATTGCAAAATGGACTTTAATCGTCGCTGCTTTTTATATTGCTTTTGCTTTTCTCATTGAAAACGAAGCTCAAGCTAAACTATATCGCTCTGGTAAGCCATTAGATGACACCATTGTCGATGGAATGAAAGGCCAGTTGGTGGATATTATAGATAATAGAGAAGCAAAAGGGGGAAACTCAAGCGCGCTATATAAATTACTTGCGCAAATTGACGAGCTTCATAATTCTAAAACTCCTCATGATTTCATGAAAAAAACGGAACAAGTTGATAAAGGACTTCGCCTATTATACAAAGGTCTCAAAGAAGCTTGGACTCAAACCGGGTCCGGGGAAGAGCTTACTTCACAACAAGGAAAAGAATTGGTTTCACGTTGGGTTGATATCGGAGAACGTACTATGGCATGGTACAAGGAAGAGACTGTTAAAGTAAAAGGGTTTATGACTAAAACGTTAGATTATGGCAAAACCCTTGCTAAAAAAGGAAACTAATATGAGAATAACAAAAACTAAGCTTAAACAATTAATCAAGGAAGAGCTTACCACACTATATGAGTGACCAGAAATGGAAGGAAAGTATTTCCTTGATGACGATGAAGAAAAGTTAAATGAGGCTGATGGAAAAGGATGTGCTGATTCTGAAAAGGGATGCATCCGTAAAAGAAAATCCGGATGGGTTATCTTAAATAATAAAAAAGGTGGTGTTTGGAGAGAATGTGACTCTCGCGCTCATTGTGAAGAAATCTTAGATGCTTTTCATGCATCTAAAGGTTAGTGTCTTTTATTTTTATAATGACGCCTAACTACTCTTTTTCTTAGTTTACCTTTCTTGTTATAATGTCTTGTCACCACACGCTTACGTAATACCGGCTTTCGATTGCGATAATGTTTTTTCTTGTGATGATATTTCACACGATGTCTATATTTTCTATGTACATGGTGATGCCTTACACGATGAGTGTGAGGTCTTATTCTTACACGATGCCTACTAACATAATGGCCATGGCCATGATAATAATCATCAATGTGTGAAGTATATACCACTTTGTGTGGTGTAATTACCCTATCGCCATAAAACAATTGTGAATGACAGCCAGACGTAGCAAACGTCAGCCCTCCAAACAGCATATATACTATACAAGTTGTCATAAATTTTCCTCCTACAGTAATATATTGCAATATCAATGCCATGTAATAAATATTATTATATTTTTTTTTAAGAGTCAAGAATTATTAAAGACCTATTTATTTTGTGAAGAAAATTATTAAACGGGAACGACGCATTCAAAAAAAAATTATTTTAAACAAAAACCACCCCGATCATATAGAAGTTGCCATTGGCGAAATAGAAGTTTATCAAAATCGGTTTGGTGAATCTATTCACTATATTGTAAGTTTTGGTGGTGACAAAAGTATTCGAATTATTGGAAAGAAAAACTGGAATGCTTTTGTTGATATGATACAGTGGTTGCATTGGGATCCTGAAGAAACTCAGGAACTTTATATTCCTACTTATGAACGTATTGGTACCAAAGGTGAGGACACACAACCATATACTAACCCCTCTTTAAGTACCCAAAATGATAATTAAGGATTATCCACCTCCTTGTGATTTATGGGTGGGTGATCTGGTTTTTTTAAAAGAAAAAAATAAAATAGGCATTGTAGTTAAGATATCGTATGATCGGCGTTATCAGTATCCAGCTACAAATGCGTATGTTTTGTGGGGTACTAATGAAGAATCGTGGTGTCTGGGAGAGGCTTTAATAGTGCTTTCAAAAGCTAATGAAAAATAATTTTTATTCTTGAGGTGGTTCTTCACAAATATACATTGGTCTCATATTTTTTGTTATACAAGTTTCATCAACATATATATCAGATATGTTTTTATAAGTTGGACTATCATACATTGAATCTAATAAAATATTTTCTATAATTGATCTTAGGCCCCTCGCACCGCTTTTTAGTTCAATTGCCTCTTTAGCAATTGCGCGCAGGGATGCTGGGGAGAATCTTAAAGTGGTGCCATCTATAGCAAATATTTTTTCATATTGAGAGACTAGATTATCTTTTGGTTCTGTGAGAATTTGTACAAGCATTTCTTCTGTTAATTTTTGTAAATTAGCTGTGATTGGAATTCTACCAATTAATTCTGGAATCATACCAAAATCATGTAAGTCTTGTGCTGTATAATTTAAGTTTTTATTTTTATTATTTTCTTCACTTCGTGATCCAAAGCCTACTGATTTGTTACCGTCAATTCTTTTTGTGACAAACTCTTCTAAGCCCACAAAAGCACCACCACAGATAAACAATATATTGCTAGTATCCATTCTTACTGTCTCGCGGGTTGCTTTGGGTTTGCTTCCTTTGGGAACATTAGCTACTGTACCTTCTAAAATTTTTAGCAAACCCTGCTGAACTCCCTCTCCGGAAACATCTCGCGTGTTGCCCATTCGACCAGATTTTAAAGCAATCTTGTCAATTTCATCAATATACACGATGCCTCTTTCGGCAGCTTTTACAGAATTACCAGCAGCGACTAATAATCTAGATAAAATTCCTTCAACATCTTCACCAACATACCCAGCTTCTGTTAAACTTGTGGCATCTGCAATGGCAATTGGGACATTTAGTATTTCTGCCAAGGTTTGAGCAAGAAGGGTTTTTCCTGAACCTGTAGGACCAATTAAGAGTATGTTACTTTTCTTAAGTTTAGATGAGTTTCCTGCAACTTTTATATCGGCAATTCTTTTATAATGATTATATACAGCGACAGAAAGAACTTTTTTGGCGTTGTATTGCCCAATTACAGTTTGATCTAAAAGATCTTTGATTTCGTGAGGGGTTGGCATTTCATGAAATTCTTCCTCAGAAACTTTTTTATCTATTTCATCTTCTCTTTTTTTATCATTCTCTAATATTTCATGACACAAGTCTACACACTCATTGCAAATGTTAGTTAGTACATTCAGGCCAGTTATTATTTTTTTTACTTCTTTTCTACTTTTACCACAAAACGAACACAACATAATGCTCCCACCTAATATATCATCACTCATATAAAAACTCCTCGTGAGTAGTAATAGTTCTAAAGTAAATAGTAAAAACTAATTACTTTAAAGATTATTGAGAATAATTTATTATAAAACAAAAAGTGAAAAAATAAAAATGAAAAATATTATTTCTCTACACGAAGAAAGAATTAAAAAAGCAATCAAAGAGGCAACAAATTCTCTGATCAAGGCACGTGGTCTTGTTGCCGATGGAAAAAAACTACCGGATGATTTGATTCCACGTTTAGAAAAAGCAATTGAAACTTTAGAATTACAATTAAGAAATTATATAGAAAATGGTTCAGTAGGAGACACATAGTGACGTTATATCAATTTAAAGATTTAATTGGTACCACTCCTCTTATAAAGATTGAAAACAAAATATTTGCTAAATTTGAGACCTACAACCCTTCAGGCTCTGTAAAAGATAGAATGGTGGCATATATTGTTGAAACGGCTTTAAATAGAAGAGAATTTCATACAATAAGTACTTTTTTAGAAGCTACTAGTGGAAACACTGGAATATCTTTGGCAATGATTGGTGCAAGGCTCAGAAAAAAAGTAAAAATAATAATGCCTTATAATATGAGCACTGAACGAAAACAACTAATGCGTCTTTTTGGTGCTGAAATTATAGAAGTAGGTTTTAATGATTTTAAGGAGGCAATTGCTGTTCGTGACAATCTTCTAAAAGAAAATAATGATTACTGGTCTCCGCATCAATTTAGCAATCCTCTTAATATCAAATGCCACAGAAAAACTACAGGTCCAGAAATATATCATGGTCTTAATAGTCTTTCGGCGGCTGGTGAAAAAGACAAAAGAATGGGAGCCTTTATTCATGGTAGCGGAACCGGTGGAACTTTAATGGGAGTTTGGGAATACTTTAACAAAGACTTACATTTTGTTCCGGGTACTGGAAATCCAAAAGCAATTGATTTTGTATTAACGACGCCTGCAGAAGATGCTACGAGTCACGGCATACAAGGTATCAACGATGGTGCTAATTTTCTTTTAGATAAGAATATTTTAGATAGAGAAATAGCTATTAAAACCGACGATGCTGTTGAATACATGCATAAACTAGCTACAGACAAAGGCTTGATGGTGGGAATAAGCTCTGCTGCTAATATATTAGCGTCTAAAAAATGGTTGGAGGATAACCCCGATAAAGGTAATGTGATCACAATGATCTGTGATAGAGGAGAACGTTATCTTGATATGACAAAGGAAAATCACCATGAGTAATAAAACCCCACCGCCAATGACAAAAAAAGAATTTGTGAAACTCTTAGAAGAAGTTTTAAAAGAAAAAAAAGAAAAAACCAATCTTAAATTAGTACCCCCGTATGATCTTGTGTATGACAAGTGTATTCTTGGATATGAAATATCACAAGCCAAAGAAAAATATGAAGAAAGTATTACATTTAAAACATCAGATGGTGATTTAAAAAAAATAGAAGCCCATGGGCATTTAAAATATGTTTTAAAATCATTGATAAGTTCATATGGAATAGATGCGGTGCTTGATACTTTAAAAGGTTTAAATATTTAAATTTAAATGTAACAATATATATAATATTAATCAATTACACTGGAGGTATGCCTTATGGCTACAAATAAAGAATTAGAAATTTTAGTAAAAAAGCTTGATGAGCGCTTAAATAGAGTACAAAGAACAAATTCTGAACTTCGTGATGAGTTAATTATTTTAAAAAATAACTATTCCACATTGGTTAAAGAAATGTCTGTGAGGTTGGAAGTAATCCACAATCGATTTCAAAGCAGCTAAACCGTCAACAGTTAAAAATATTTTAAACGTTATAAAAAGGATTTTATTAATAAAATGACAGCAGCGAACAATATGAATATTAATCCGTCCGATTTGGAAAACATTATTTGTGATTCTTGTGGAAATGAAACCTTTAAGCCGACTTTTGTAATAAAAAAGATTTCAGCTTTGGTGTCACCCACAGGTAAAGAAACTTTGGCGCCAATTCAAATATTTAAATGCGATGTTTGTGGGCATATTAATGAGTTATTCTTAGAGGGATTAACTAATTAATGTATGAACTCAAATAATTGGAACTCTTGGAAAGCATATCTTGAAGAATTAATCGATCCAGATTCAATCGATACCACCTCTCTTATATCCAAAAAAACTCTTCCCCCTGAACTATGGTTTAGGGATAAAATGAAGCCTGATGTTCTTGCAGCAGCAGAACGAATTGCTTATGAATTTTTCGAAAGTTTAGATCTCTCACACATAGAGATAAAAGATCTTATTCTTACTGGTTCTTTGGCTAGCTACAATTGGTCAGAAATGTCAGATTTTGATCTTCATATACTTATTGATTTTAATGAATTATCTAACTTATCAATAATGGAAGACTATTTTAAAGAGAAAACCCGAGCATGGAATGATATTCATTATATTCTCCTAAAAGGTTATGAAGTTGAAATTTACATTCAAGATAGTAATGAACCACATGTAGCCAATGGCATATATTCTTTAATGGAAAATAGATGGCTTAAACAGCCGTCACGATATAGGTTTGAAATAGATCATGCCGCTGTTAAGCAAAAAGCAGCTAAATTGATGGAAGAAATTGATGATGTTTATGATATATATGCCGAAAAGGAATATATATTAGCGAAAAAAACTGGTGATGCGATAATGGAAAAAATTAAAAGATATCGCAAAACTGGCTTAGAAACTGGTGGGATATACTCTGTAGAAAATTTAGTTTTTAAAGTATTACGCAGAAATGAATATCTTAAAAAACTTTCTGAACTGAGGAGATTGTCTTATGATGCGTCCATGTCTTTGTTTGAAAAAAACAAACAGTATATAGCCTATAAAAAATAATGTATTATTGTAACCAAAGAAGCATTTAGTTAATTTATAATATAAAGCAACTAATTACTTCACAACGAGGAGTAAAAAATGTCACATAATTTTACAAATTATAAGTACGGAGTTGGTCTAAGAAACGCAGGATCATTTCAAGTGTCTGGACACCCCTATGTAACAGGATCAACCATAGCAAACGAACAAGAGGTAGCAGTTACTTTTCCCTTTATAACCAAAACAGTTACGGTAATTGCCTCTGGTAGTACGGGCGATCCTCTTATTGGAATTACTTTTAATTCTACTGGCTCGAACAGTCAAGTAGAAAGCAGAAAACATTATATTACTTTAGATTCTAGTGGAGATAGTATTACTTTTGACGTTAAATGTAAAGAAATATTTATTCATGCTTTAAATGCTACTAGTGGCTTTGAGCTTTACGCTTCGCTAACCAATATCGATGTTAGCCACATGTATGATTTAACCGGTTCAGGATTAACAGATTAATGGCTTTTCACAAAGGCATTGGTGGAAAAATCAGAGCAGGCAATAAGATTGGTAGAGCCGGAAAAAATGCCTCTAAGGGCGGTCGTATTAGACGCTGGCCTAATTCAATTCCCACTGCCTATTGGCGCGTACATGACATTGCCTCTGATGCAACTACCCTCCCAGATACGTCAAAAGCTGGTAATGGTTTAAATGGCACTTTAGCTGGAACTGTTGACCAGACGGGCGCTGATGCCACGTGGAATACAACTTCCCCTCCGGGGAGTTTTCAAAGCCTTCGTTTTAATGGTGTTGACAATAAAGTAACAATAGCTTACAATTCCAAGCTTAAGCCTAGCAATTCAATAAAAAAATTATCTATTTCATTATGGATCAAAACAGATCAAAATAGTGATTATTTATTAATATCCGAGGAAGATGCAGAAAGTCCCACAGCAGGATGGGTCTATACTGCGGTAGGTGTAGGTACTGGAAACAAGGCAAATGTTTATTGGAATAATGTTGTGGAGCTTGGACGTGGATGGAAAGCTAGCTCAACCTCTGTTAATGATGATAACTGGCACCATATTGTACATGTGTACGATGGAGATGAAACAAACGAAATAAGTATTTATGTTGATGGAGTCTTAGAAACCGCATCGGCGGCTCAAAGCGGCAACTTTACTTTAAATAACGTACCAATATTATTAGGATATCGACGACATACAACTGCTAATTATTATAAATATTATATGGATGAGATAGCATATTGGACTGATATTGCTCTTACTGCCGACCAAGTAAACGATCTTTATAATCAAGGAAAAGTACGCAATTCTAGCGCAGGTATTTCTCGCGCATAAGTTTTTCATGTTTTACAATAAACCAAAATTTAACGTTGGAGACTTAGTTTCTTTTGATGTAATACATTCGTTTGGGATAATAATTGACATAAAGACAATTGATTTTCTTGATATGGATGATTATGAATATCTAGTTCTCTGGGAGAATGGTGAACAGTTTTGGTGTCTTGATGTAACTTTAAAATTAATTAAATCCGATTTTAACTAAAAATAACTAATTAACTTAAATGAAAAAAATAATTTTTATTTTGTCTACATTTTTTTTAATATCAGGTTGTGGACCACAATATGTAGCTGATCCCAATGCTAATGTGTTGGTTACCTCTCAATATGAAGATGGCCCTGTTGTTATTCATTTGTCACCCAATAGTAAACCTCAAGCTGACTGTAAAAATAAAAGTGAAATACAATGTGCGGAAATTCTTTATACTCTAGCGGAAGATTATATGGTTTCCGCTGAAAGTTTAGCTACAAAAAAACTTTATTTATCTGCTTCCTTGGAATATATGTTAGCTCTAACACATTTAACTGAAGCAGAAATTAGAATAAACCGAATTAAAAAATGGAGTGCAACCGAAGCCAAACTCAGACAAAGAGTTAAATATCAAATTAAAATTTGTAAAATAAAAATTAATTCATATCACAACCACGAAGATAAACAATAAATGGCCATTAAACAAATAATCATCTTTTTTATTCTTCTAAATTTTTCTTACAGTTGTTCATCTTCAATTGTACCCCCTTCAGAAAGCAAATATTTGAATATATGTCAAACTAATTTAAATTGTAATAAAAAAAGCACGGTACAATGTGCAATTAAACTCTATTTAGGAAGTAAAAACTTATTTGTTGATGCTAAAGCAAATTTAAATAAAAAACTTTATTTGTCAGCTAAAACCAATTTAAGAAAAGCTTTGTGTTGTTTAGAAAAAGCAAAAAATAAAATTAAAGAAGCCAAGTTGGCTAATTATAATGACTATAAGACTATTATGGATTTTAAATTAGAAACAAAAGTTAAATCTCATATTAGCATTTATCAAAGTTTTTTAAGAAGGATTAGATGGAAATAATGAAAGCATTGTTAGAAAACTGGCGTAAACACATGACTTATTTAAAAAAACATCCTTATATGGAACCTGATGGTTTACAAGAAAAAATAGAAGATAAAGTTATTACTTTTGATTTTGACGATACATTGTCTTTATCTCATTGGGGTGATGAAGAAGATGATTGGGTTCATGATGGGCCGCACTTGCCAATGATTAAAAGATATAAAAAATATAAAGACCAAGGATACAAAGTATATATTGTAACCTCTAGACATCAAGAATTTCTAGATGATGAAAATCAATGGTATACTTACTTGCCTAGTTCAACACCAAATAAAAAATATTTTCCAGAGTTTCAAATGCCGGTTGAAAAATTTGTAAAAGAATACAATCTTGATCCCGAGGCGGTTATATTCACAAATGGAAGTTTAAAAGTAAATGTATTGAAAAAATTGCAATCAGCAATTCATCATGATGATGATGTAGAAGAAATAAAAGCTGCTGAAGAAGCTGGTATAAAAACAGTTTTATCTGATCCCTACAAAAACACTTCGGTTACTGAAAATAATGAATCACAAGATTCTAAAAAAGTATCTAAAGTTGTTATTCGAGATGACGAAGGAAAAGTTTTAATACTTCAACGCTCAGAGGGAGAAAATAATTGGGATTTGCCGGGTGGACATATTCATTATGGAGAAAGTCAACTAGACGGTTGTAAGCGAGAAACCAAAGAAGAAACAAATTTAGACTTATCAGATTTAAAGCTTGTTGATAAAGACAGAAATGTTACCTTCTATCAAGCCCCACGACCCGTAGGAACAATTAAACTTCAACCTGAAGAACATATAAAATACAAATGGATCAACCCTAGGGATATATCCGGTGTTGATATGAGACATAATTTAAAATCTGCCATTAATAAAGCAGTTTCAGTTGAAGAACAAACCGAAGATTTTCAAAAAGCTGTAAAACAAAACCATCGTAAGATGAAAATACGCTTAATTGGTGGTGGTAAAAATAAATATAATGTAGGAGGAAAAATGAAAAAACCCTCCTATAAGCGTTCAAAATCAGCGCCGATTGGTTTTGGGGGAAGCTTGGAGTAAACTAAATGAAATTACGAATTATTAAAGAAGTTGGATTGAATAATCCATCAAAATATCCTGCTAAAAACTCTTTTAGAGGTGCTACAGACGTCAAAGTAACCATAGTTAAGTCAAATGGCTGTGAAGTAGAAGAATATGATGATGATCGCGAAAAATTAGTATTCGAAGAGAAAGCTGAAAGTTCTATTCAAAAATGGGCTCATGAAGATGCTCAAGAATATGCTTTAGAGTTGATTAAAAGATATGGTGAGCCTGATGTAGTTACTGACAAAATGGTACTATGGGAAGAAGGAATTTCAAGATTTGATAAAACATATGTACTGGATGAATCTATTGAACATTGTTGTCCCAAGCCACATCGCGATTATGTTTATTCCACCATGACAATTGATGTTCCACAGAAACTGATGGAGCCAATAGCCGAAGCGAGTGAAAGTATCATTGTAGATCAGCTTAAGAACAAAGTAACTGCGCGTTGTGCTGATATTACCGCAAATGCTATAACTTTAGGTTTTGTACAAAAACTAGTCGAAGGTAAAATTGACCCAAAAGACTCCAAAAAAGAATATGAAAGGCATATTATAGAAGGAATAACTCCAGAATGGTTCAACGAAGAAGCTTCTATAAATGAAGGTGATGACCGATGTACTCGAATAGCAAAACGCAAATATGATGTTTGGCCTTCGGCATATGCATCCGGCGCTGTTGTAAGATGTCGCAAAGGCAAGATCTGGAAGGGATTAAAAGAGGGAGAACAAGAAGAGGTTGATGGATATATTATTTCTATTAATTTACAAGAAGAAGTAACAGATGACGAGGAAAAAGAACTTGAAAAAATAGAAAAAGAGCTTGAAAACGCATCAAAGACACACAAAAACCAATCAGAGAGAATTGGAAAAATAGTTAACGAGAAGAAAAAAAAAGCTGGTACTGAATCTAGAAAAGAAAGTTCTTTGAAAGATTGGTTTGGTCGTAAAGGTGCGAAGGGTAAAACCGGAGGATGGGTTGATTGTAATGCTCCTGATGGCAAAGGCGGTTATAAATCTTGTGGCCGTCAAGAGGGAGAAAAAAGAAAAAAATATCCCGCTTGTAGACCCACCCCAGCAGCTTGCAAAGAAAAAGGAAAAGGAAAATCTTGGGGCAAAAAAGCCAAGAAACAAAAAAAATCATAAAACATAAGAGGTATACCATATGAAACTAACCAAACAAAAATTAAAAGAGATTATAAAAGAAGAGGTCAAGAAAACCGACCTAACTAAGCTTAAATCAAAGCTTAAAAAAGACGTCGAAGATGCCGTTGAGAAAGTTGAGCATCAATGAATGAAAGAAGGTAAGCTGAGTTCAGCTTTAATGAAAAGATACGACATTTCAGAAGAAGATGCTAAAGGTACCGTTCTTTGGCATTCTTTGAATGAAAATGGTGATATTGGGGTGTATGATATGAAATTTGGCAATACGATTGTACGTAATTTATTGGCCGAAGACATTGAACCTACTCTAGAAGAGGGCCATGGTCACGAAATGAAGGATGATGATGACCCCGAAAGAGGAAAAAAGAAATAAAATGAAAGTTTCAAAGTTAATATTAAAAGAAATGATTCAAGAAGAATTAGAAAATATTTATTATGAAATGTTAGCAGAAGGCGAGGTGATTGAAGAGGCTGAATATCAAGGTCGTAAAGTTACTTTAAACAAGCCTATGCGGGGTGATGTTAAAAAATCCAAAGTTTATGTTAAGAACGACAAAGGAAATGTCGTAAAAGTAAATTTTGGAGATCCCAATATGAAGATTAGAAAATCAAACCCTAAAGCTAGAAAATCATTTAGAGCCAGACATAATTGTAAAAACCCAGGTCCAAAATGGAAAGCACGTTATTGGTCGTGTAAGGCGTGGTAAGATTGGAGGTGTTATGAAAAATTTAGTTGAAAATTTTAAACACTTTCTTGTCGAATCAAAAGAGGTTTATCATGCCGAGCTTTTGGTAAGAGCAGAAAGCAATACAAAACTTTATGGTAAAGTTTTCGAAGCAATTCGAGGTATTGAAGGTGTCACAGTTATTCGTTCGACTGAAAAAATTCAAAAAGATGAACAAGGGCAAAAGTTAATGAAACTTTCGGTGCGTTTTTATGTGGAACCGGCTAATTCTATTGTTTACCTAGAAAAACTTAAAAACAAGATTAAAACCCTAAAAGACGAAGAGGGAGACCGAATTACCTCTGTTTCAATTAGACAATTACCAAAAAAAGCAGAAGAATTTAGTTAAAGACTACCTTTTATCTATAATACATTATAGTTATTATATAAGAGGAATAACGAGTGTCTACCCTAAAAACTTTATTTTTTTACTTAACAGCGATATTAATTACAATATTTTTAATAGTTTCCTGCACTGAAAATAAAGACGGGCCCGCAACAAACCCCCCACAATATACATATCCGGATGTTAACACCCCTGTAGATGTTTTACTAGATATTTCTAAAGAAGATGCTAGCGGTGGAGATGTAGAAGTATCTGAACCTGATACCTATGAGCAAGATTGTATTAAATGCGATTATTATTTTTGCCCACCTTTAGATGAGATATGGCAAAAAGAAATATGTATTGACCACTGTACCGATCCACCCAGTGTTGTATTGGAAGGTAAATGTGAAGAATTGCTAGAGTGCGATCCCACTAATCATATTATAGAAAAAGATATACCATGTGTTACTGATGAAGGATATCCGGGTTTTAAAGATAAAACATGCGACAAAGGACATATATATTATACCAAATGTAAAACAAATTGCAAACCAGAAGAATGTAACTTTATTGATGATGATTGTGATGGTGTGATAGACAATGGTGTGGCAAACGCATGCGGCGGGTGTGGTAAAGAACCGGAAGAAGTTTGTAATGGAATAGACGACGATTGTGATGGCGACGTCGATGAATTTCAATTGAATGCGTGTGGCGGTTGTGGACAAGTACCAGATGAAGTATGTAACGGTATTGATGATGACTGCGATGGCCAAGTTGATGAAGATTTAATAGATAAATGTTCCACAGAGTGCGAAGAAAATTTAAACTATTGTATCAACGGTAGTTGGTATTGTGCAGCTAAAAAACCTCAAGCTGAAATATGTAATGGACAGGATGATGACTGTGATGGTGATATAGATGAGGGTTTGAATTGTTTATGTACTAAAAATGATGTGGGTACTCTTTTTCCTTGTCAGGAAAGCCCTTTGGTATGTGGCGCAGGATATCGAACATGTGAATGTGTAGACCCTAATGATCCCACGTGTGCACAAGCACAAATGACATCGTGTTTGGCTAAATGTTATTGGTTGCCAGAAATACTCAAACCAGGAGAGATTTGTGATAAATATTTAGGAGAAATTAAACCAGAAGAATGTAATAATCATGATGACAACTGTAATCAACAAGTAGATGAAGATTTGGTTGCTGGTTGTTATAGCGGTCCACCTCAAACAATGTATGTAGGGATATGTGTGCCGGGGGAGATGATTTGTTTTCAAGGAAAATGGGGAAATTATGATGATCTTGGTAGTTTTATGCCAAAAATGTGTCTGGGTGAAGTGGCGCCTGAACCTGAAGATATTTGCAATGGTACGGATACCAACTGCGATGGTAAAATTGATGAGGATAAAGAACTTGAACCTACGGATATTCTCTTTATTATAGATCTTTCTGCTTCCATGGCTGAAGAAATTAATGCTGTAATGTTGGCATTAAATCAATTTGCTACTCACTATAGCGATTCAGATGTTGTTAAGTGGGGTCTTGTTTTTACAGCTAGCGCAAAAGGATGGGCACAAGAACAAGTTGTTTTACAAACTGATTTGGTAGATTTTGATACATTTATGAATATCTTTCAAACGGCGGGTTATTCTACGAAGGGTGGAGATGAACAAAATTATGACGCAATATATCTCGCTATCCATAATCTTGTTGGAGCTTCACAACTTCCTTATCCATTAGAAGATCTTGAATGGACTGGTTGGGCCACAGAAGAATCGCTGCCGCCAGCAGTAGAATGGAATATAAGCTGGAGGGATGATGCAAAACATGTAATTATATTGTTTTCAGACGAACAGGGGCAGTCTTACCTTCAACCTAAAATAACGGAAAGTATTTTAATCAACATGATTAATGCGGCTGATGAATTGTCTATTTATGCTTTCACAGAACAATGGTTGTTAGATTTATTCATGCCGGATAACTATGTCTCCTTGACCGAAGCTGGTATTGGTGGCAAAGTGTTTCCTTTAACCATGCAAGTCCTTACTATGTATAATAACCTTTTGGAGATTTTAGATGAAACCGCTTGTGGCGGTAAGAAAACAAATCCTTAAGACATAAGACATGAAAAAAAATATTTTTATTCTTTTAGTTTTGTTATTTTTTTTAAACTTAGCTGATGCTTTTGCCACTTATTATTGGGTTACTGCTGGGATTGCTGAAGAGCTTAATCCTGTGGCGCTAGCTTTATTAGATATTCATCCCTATGTTTTTCTATTTGTAAAATGTCTTTTTGGTTCTCTTTCTTTGGTAATACTATGGCATTTGTCTAAACAATATAAAAAAATTATATCAATAGTTACCTTCTCTTGGTTTTTCGTATACATATTAGTTTTTATATATCATATAAAATTTATCATTGAATATTTTAAAAACCTATAAAGTAGTAAAATTATATATGTTATAATTTATTTCTAACAATGGAGGTTTCTATGCTAGCAGATATTGTCGTTGATCTTCAATATGGAGATTGTGGTAAGGGAAAGGTGACTCATCATCTTTGTAAAACAGAAAATTATACACATGTAATCAGATATAATGGTGGTTGTAACGCTGGTCATACTATATATCACAATGAAAAGATGTTTATCACACACCATGTCCCTGCTGGTGTTTTTTTCGGTGTTAAGTCTATTATCGGTCCTGGCTGCGTTCTCAGCGTTGATCAGTTTTTTCGAGAGATAAAAGAATTAGAAGATGGCGGTATTGAAACAAAGGGATTGATTTTTGTAGCAGATAACGCACATATTATCACTAAAGAGCATATTAAAGAAGATGGCAAAGATACAACCATTGGTACCACAAAACGTGGTAATGGCCCAGCTTATCGCGATAAATTTGCTAGAACAGGCGTAAGAGCTAAAGATATTCCGGAACTAGAACCTTATTTAATTAATATTTATCAAGAGCTTCATGAAAACGATAAAGAAATAAAAATTTTATTTGAAGGTGCTCAAGGGTTTGGTTTAGACATTGATTGGGGTGACTATCCTTATGTTACTTCTTCAAATTGTATTTCTGCAGCGGCCTTAATGAATGGTGTTCCTCCTCAAGCAGTCAGAAATGTATGGGGAGTGGCAAAGGCTTATGAAACATATGTAGGTGCTAAAGAATTTCAAGGTGATGACCCAATATTTGATAAGATTCAAAAAGTAGGACATGAATATGGTGCTACAACGGGGCGCCAACGACAAGTAAATTGGATGAGTATGAAATTATTAAAAAAAGCGGCTAAAATTAATGGTGTTACCCATTTGGTAGTCAATAAAATGGATGTTTTAGAAGAAGTAAAGCAATGGTCAGTTTATGATTATAAAGGAACATGTAAAAAAGGAGAAGCCAAGGTAAGCTTTTTAAGTGAAATCGGACTTCAATCACACATTGAAACTGCATTACAAGATACCCTAGTAGACAATTTTTATTTTTCGCGTTCTCCTCACACAATCTAATCAATAAAATATTTCTTTTTACTTGATTTTCTAACTAATTACCAATATATGAATAATATTAATAAATATGCGGATAGTTTAGTCAATTTTTTTCAACAACGACATAATATTCAAAGCACACCGTCAATTCAATTCCTAGAAGATGCACAAAATAGTGAAAATCCTTTGGGAAAAACAGCCTATTATGATCCAGCGGAAAAATCTATTGCTATATATATCACAGGGCGACACATGAAAGATTGTTTGCGTTCTTTGGCGCATGAAATGGTACATCATTTACAGAATGAGCGTGGTGATTTAGAAAATGCTGGTCCCACTACTCAAGGGTACGCACAAGAAGATGGCCATATGCGTGAAATGGAGCGTGAAGCTTATGAAGTTGGCAACATGTGCTTTAGAGATTGGGAAGATAATCTAAAAAAGACAAATAAACAACTTTATGAAACTATTTATACAACAGACAACCAAGGAGATACTAAAATGTCTATTAAAGAGTGGAAAAACAACGAAATGAACGAGATTTTAATGGAAAAATGGGGCTTTGCTCCTAAAGAGGGCTCGTTTCTCACAGAGGGTATGGGAAGTTATGACTTATCCAAATCTGATTATGCTACTGCTGAACTAGAAGAGACACCGGAAGAACTTGAAGAAGAAGAGTTAGGTGAAGATCTAGAAGCACACCCACAATCTGCTGCAGCAAAACAAAAGGTTTTAGATGAGAAAGAAGAACTTGAAGAGCAAAAACTTCGCGAAGTTATTCAAGACATTATCAAAGAGCTAGCAACAGAGAAATAAAATGAAATTAAACCTTAATAATTTAACAAGAAGGTTTTTACTAGATGAAGGGGTTGCAAAGCCCTCCGTGCGCGCATATGTCGAATCGGTTATCCGTATTCTCGACGAAGTTCGCCCAAAAAGCCAAAAAGAAAACAGACAATTAAGTGTAGCAAAACAGCATCTCCACGAAATAAAGCGATTAAATAAAAAACTTGAAGAAAGAATAACACTTTTAGAAGAACAAGTCAAGATATTAGAAGAGGGAACCATCGTATGAAGCTCACTAAATCAAAACTTAAACAAATTATCAAGGAAGAATTGGAAAACTTGGACAGCAACGCGACCGACGAAATTCCAACTCATCCGGGCAACGTTGCGAAGGATGTCAAAAGCCTCTCACAGGCCCTACTCGATTACTACGGAGATCGGGGCTTAAAGCGTGCTTTTTCAAAAGATGATTTTGGCGCTGGTGTTGGCGATCCTGAGATAAAAAATATTGCAATTAAAATGCATAATTTTATTTTGAGTGTTATTCCGGAGCGTTATAATTTTGATAAAAGAATAAAAAATTTCCGTGATGAATTAAAAAAACAGAGCGCTAAAAATAAATATGCCGCTCAAGCAGTTATAGATCTAGATGCGGTAATAGAAGCATACAACGAAGAAAACAGACCAGTGAATTTAAAGGAAACTTAAATGGGCGGTGTAGCAGGACATTTAGCACATCTTTACGATAATCGTAACCTAACTTACAACAAAATGGCGGAAATTATCCAAAAAGCAGCCAATGGTGAGCTTATTGGGACCGAAAAGACTGATGGATATAACATTTTTCTTGGTTTTGTTGATGGTAGGGCACGGGCAGCGCGAAACAAAGGTGATATGGCTAAAGGTGGCATGACTATGGAAGATTTAGTCAATCGTAAGTTTCAGGGTGGCGAAAAAGCTAAAAATGCTTATGTTTCTGCTTTTAAAGCATATGAAAAGGCCGTAAGTACGCTTTCCGAGGAAGAAAAGGCACAAATCTTCGGACCTAGGGGTGAAATTTTCTATAATACCGAGATTCAAGGGCCTGTTGCGAAAAATGTTGTTAATTACGATGAAAATATTTTAAATATTCATCATATGGGCCATAAAAAATATAATTCTGCTACTAATAACTTAGAAATTGTTGATAATTTACAACAAGGTAAGTTTTTAGATCAAGTTATTGATAAATTTGAGCAGGCTGCAGCTGATGAGTCTTTTAGTCTTCGACGCACGGCATTTTTAGATTTAAATCGTATTACGGATGAAGAAATAATCAACCGCACTCTTGATCAAATACAGTCAACCGGTTATAGCGGTGATATGACAATTGAAGATTTTCTAAAAAATAAAATATTTTTAAAAATAGAAGAAGAATTACCTGAGCTTGATGAAAGTCGCAGAGAAATGTTAACCAATCGCATGTTAGGTATAAAAGGATCTCCCACTACCCCTCAGATTACTAAAGGAATGCCTCAAGAGGTAAAACAGAAAGCTTCAGAATACAATAAACGCTCTAAAATAATAATTAAAGAATTAATTTATCCCATCGAAGCAGCTATTCACGATTTAGCAGTTGAATTGTTGCGTGGCTTGAAAAGCGCTTACATTTTAGATAATCACGCAGAGGTTAGAAGATTAAAAAAAGAAACAGAAGAGGCAATTGTAGCTATAAAAGATTATAAAGGGCCAGATAAAGAAATAGCGCATGATATTTTAGTAAAACAACTCACAAAATTAAAGCATCATGATAACATTGATACGGTTGTAGAAGGCTTTGTGTTCCAACACGAAGGGCAGATGTATAAATTTACCGGAAATTTTGCCCCAATGAACCAACTTTTGGGCCTATTTCGATATGGACGGGGAAAGATACCCCAAATGGTAAAAGAAGCGCTTGGAGATCAAAACGAAGCCAATTATGGCAAAGAAATAGTAGCTATTTTACCGGGGAAATACAAGCCGGCGCATAAAGGCCATTTAGATATGATTAAACACTATTTGGAATATGCTGATCGAGTGGTAGTTTTAATTAGTCCGATTGAAAAAGACGGAATTACTGCCGATGTGTCTGAAAGACTGTTACAAATGTATGTTAATGATGCTGGATTGGACAATGTTAATATTGAGATCTCAGAATATCCTTCTCCTGTACAAGCAGCGATGGAATATGGCAACAACCCAGAGATGGAAGGAACAAAAATTATATTAGGGGCTAGCACCAAGGGTGGTGATGCTGCGCAAAGATTTGCTGGAAATGTTCAAAAATATGTTAAAGATGCTGAAGTTCTTGATCCTCTAAAATATGCATGTTGCCCAATGGGCGAAGAATTAAATGCTACTGATTTTCGCAATGCTTTACGTAATAACGAAGATATTGATAGATTTATTCCTGATGAATCAAAAGATAAGACAGATGTCATAGCTGATATGGTAAAAGAAAAACTACAGGAGGACACCCATCACTTTATGGGTATTTTTCGTGGGTTAGTTGAAGAAGTACTGGAAGAAAAAAAGAAAAAAACCAAAGTCAGCAAAGCTGGTAGGAAGAGAGTATCTAAAAAGATTCCCAAACTTAAAGACGAAGGATATCCAACAGATCAAGCCGTCGCTATAGCTTATTCTATGGAAGAAAAAGGTGATTTGGAAGAAAATGATGAAGATCTTGAAGAGACAACGGTCGCTGCAGCCGTTGCTGGGTCTGCTGGTCCAATAGGTAAGCCGAAACGAAGAAGAAAACTAAAAGAGAAAGAAGTTAACGAGGCGTTAAACTATTTATTACAGAAACTTGGGGTATAACTAATGATCAATCGCGATGAATTTTTAAATGAAATAAAAGAAGAACAACGTTTACGTAAAGTACTTCGAGGTCTTCTAAAAGAATTTCTAAATGAGAAAAAAGATAAAAAAATGTTAGAAGAAAATAGATTTCGTAAAATTATACGTTCTATGGTTAAAGAAGCTTTATCGGCTGACGTAGCAGATGAACAACCTCAAAGATCGACTGGAATAAATGCTCTTAGAGCTTTGCTTAAAAACATTATTCCTATCATTGAAGATGCCTACAAAGAGCTTACTACTTCTAAAGAACAAAGAGATTCATTTAGAGCGCATATTCTAAATGCGGTAGATAATTCTTTAAAACCCTCTACTATTAATTTAAAAGCTAGTGATGAAGCAGCAGAAGATTTAGCCGAAGAGGTTGATGTGCCTATCGACATTGAAAGCGACGACATCGACGTAGAAGAAGATAAATTTATACCTGCTCGACCTGAAGATGAAGAAGTCGAAGAAGTTGAAACTGAAACTGCGGACAATTTTCAAGATATTACAAATATGGACATCACTGGAAGAAATTTTGCTGCTACAACTTTTAATAAAGTAGAAAAACAAATCTTAGATGCGTATGAAGATATATATGCTGATGAAAGTGATAGAAATGAGTTTAGAGATTATTTATTAACCAATCTTAAATTATATTTTGATCGTTTTGAAGAAGAGTTGCAACCAAGCCCCGCCGAACCTGAGTCACCTGATTATAGCCCCGCCAAAGATGAAGATGTCGACATGGGCCAACTAGGTCTTTAAAAATATTTCTTAAATTTTTAGTCAAAATGTGATAGACTAAAAATATAATTGCTAAGAAATATGTCTAATACTTAATACAAAATAATTTTCTTTACAATTATAAAAATTTATGGTATTAATTAAATTAAGAAAGATAATTAATGACTTGGAAGAATAAAACAAAAAAGAATACTTCTAAATACGAAAATTATAGTGTTGTTAATAAATTACTATCTGAAAATAAGATCTCAAAAACTACCTTAAATAATATCAATAATATTTCTTTAGAAGATCTAATAGCTGTTAAGTTAGAACTAGCTACTAGGTATACCTGTGGTAAATTCTATGGCATGCCATTGTGGAAGGTTACTCGGCAAACAGTAGTAGATGCTTTATTAAAAACTGGTTTAAGTATCGCTAAAACTAAAAGAGAAGCAGCTAGATTTTTAGGATTAGATTATATGGATTTTAATAGGTATATTAAAAAATATAAAATTGAATCTTATTTTGAAAAAAATGATTAAATATATAATATAGTGGTATATAATACTAACAATATGGGGGCGAAACGGTTTCGACAAAGAAAGAATAAAATAAACGTGCAAGACTGTGTAAGTAACACAGTAAAAATACTTAAAATTAATTATAAATGCCAACGATAACGTTGAATTTGAATACGCCGTAGCTGCGTAATCTGGAGTTTCTAACACTTCATTAAAGAAGTTAGACGGTTTTCTTGTTTTTTAGGCTACAAAACAAGTGGTACGCGCGAGCAGGATTTGTGTTTGTCAGAGTACTAATAACTGACTAATCTTGTGAATGACGTTGTTTTTGATATTTTTTGGACCTGGGTTCGACTCCCAGCGCCTCCACTTAACATTAATAATTTTGAGGTTGATATGAGCGAAGAAAAAATTAATAAAATTTGGACTGATTGTGGCTATTTTGAAGTATATGAAGAAGCTCAACATGAAATAGAAAAACTAGGCGATAAATTTGAACTTTATAAAATTAAAAGAGTAAGAGAAAAAAGTAAAAGAGACTGGTTTAAAGTTAAAGCATGGAAAGAACCAGTAAAAAAGAAAAAAACTACTAAAAAAGGCCAAAAGAAAAGTGACAAGTAGATTTACTATTGATAGGACAGGAAGAAAAGTATATCTAGGAGCTAAAGTACTTTATGACAATAAAGTATGGCTTTTGGAGGATATTAATTACCTTTCATGGAATTCTAATCAATATTTAACCCTACAAGATCTTCATAATAAAAATAAAAAATTAAATTTTATATCTCCAGAAACCATCAAAGCTATTAAAAATTAAAGCTTGGGAAATCTGTCATTATATAAATTATATTTTTCCTCCTCAGTCATATGCGCTGTGGAGTGTTTGATTATTCCTCTACGTAAGAATTGAATTAAATTTCCATATCTTACAGATACCACTACAGTATACATCTTATAATACACTGAATGTAATAATCCAATTAATTCACCTTTTTCATTTAATATCATTGAACCGCTTGATCCCGGCGCTGCGTTAAAAGAATAAAAAGCCTTTTTTTCTATTTCTCCAAAATACCTTCCTTCAAATATTGGCACTACTTGATAATAATGAATACCATATGGTGAAGCAATATTGTATACTTTATCACCTTCTTTTGGTGCTGAGTCTGATATAGTTACTTCTTCCACACCATCGGTTAAGTCTTCTACGAATAACAAACATGCATCTAGCTCTCTATCATATTCAAGAGTTAAGGCGTCATACCATCTTCCATCAAGTGTTTCAACTTTTAACAAATCTGTTGCTGTAACGTTGTCAAGTAACTCTTTTTTATCTGTAGAGCAAACATGAGCGGCAGTTGCAACAAATGCTCCTCTATAAGTGATTTTTACTACAAAACCAGAACCAACAGAAGCCATAGTTCCGGTTTCACATTTATTTTCTTTACATTTTTTTAAATTAACTGTTTTTTTAATGAAAACATACCCTTTTCTGGGTAAGATATCATTAGCCGATAGATTTGGTTTCATAACACTACAAGATATAAATGAGACCATTAAGAGAATCATACCGATTGCTCTAAACATTATATTTTCCTCCTGGGTTAAATTTTCTCCCTATAGTAAATAACAAAATAAAAAACAATTGTCCTCTTTCAACTAAATAATTTCTGAAACTATTTATTTAAAGCAAGTTAATTGTTTTTCACAATTGGATAATTATGGCTAAAAAAATATATGTTATTGATACTAGTGTTTGTCTTACTGATGCTGGTAGCATTACATCCTTTGGAAATAATGATATAGTACTACCTTTAAAAGTACTTGAAGAAATTGATAATCACAAAAAAAGACAAGATAGTGTTGGTGTCAATGCGCGAGAAACTATTCGAAAGTTAGATAGTCTTCGCGAAAAAGGAAGTTTATATAAAGGTATACGCTTAGGAAAAGGCAAAGGTTTAATTTACGTAAAGCTTTGCAATAAAGACTCTATTCCGGAAGATTTAGATCTCACAGTTCCCGATAATGAAATAATCGGGGTCGCATTAAACCAAAAAGAAGAAAATCCTCGTAGAAAAGTAATCGTAGTAACTCGCGATATTAATATGCGAGTAAAATGTGATTCATTAGGATTAATAACTGAAGATTTTCAATCTAATCAAATAGTATCTGATACACGCCACATTTATACTGGATTCAGTGAATATCTTATTGATGAACCAGTGTTAGATCGATTTTATAACGGGGAAGAAATATATGTGGACGAGGAAGAACTTAAGCTTCACCCAAATCAATTTGTAATGCTGGTATCCAATCAAAACGAAAAGAAAACAGGACTCGCATTATTTAAAGATTACAATTCTCCGTTAACGCGCATTAATGGAAAACACAAAAAAGGAATTTGGGGTGTTAAACCTCGAAACAAAGAACAAATATTTGCTCTAGAACTATTGAAAGATAAAAAAATTGATATAGTTACCCTCGTCGGCAAAGCAGGCTGCGGAAAAACACTTTTAGCTATAGCTGCTGGGCTGCAGCAAGTAGTAGAAAGCGAAGATTATAGAAGACTGGTTATTTCACGACCAATTCAACCCATGGGCCGTGATATTGGTTTTTTACCGGGTACAATGGAAGAAAAAATGGCGCCATGGGTAGCGCCCATTCAGGATAATTTACAATTTTTAATGGGAAATGATAAAACAACTTTAGAAATGTACATGGATAATGGCACCATAGAAGTAGAAGCTTTAACTTATATAAGAGGGCGTTCAATATCCAATGCGTATATAATCATTGATGAAGCGCAAAATCTAACAGCGCATGAATTAAAAACAATTTTAACGAGAGTTGGTGAAAATACAAAAATTGTTTTAACTGGTGATATTGAACAGATTGACAATGTTTATTTAGATGAAACTTCTAACGGTCTTACTCACGCAGTAGAGAAATTTAAAGAACATGCCTTATCAGGTCATATTATTTTAGTTAAAGGTGAACGTTCTAAAGTAGCTACTCTTGCTTCGAAGATTCTTTAAAAAATATTAACAATTGTGTTAACTTAAAAAAACAAAGGGGATTATTATGGCTTTAAAAAATGAAAATCCGGATTTGCTCAAGCCGGTTATTGCAGAAAATGAATTTAAAAAATGGTTGGTAAATTATGTGGGCGAAAAACTTAAGCCTGAAAATGATGAAGTAAATGTGGAAATGATTATTCAAGTAATCTCAGAAGAGTTTCCTGAGTTTTTATTACCAATTGCGGAAGAAAATTTTATTCGAGGATATCAACAAGCAATAAATGATATAGAACATTTTGAAGCAAATGTAACTTCAAATATTGATTTTCTCAACACTAAAGAAAAATAATGAAAGAGTATATTAAAAAATCCTCACTGAAAGAAAATGTCAACAGACAGTACTCTATTCATAAAACCCCCATTAGGGTTATACATCAGTTTACAAATAATATAGATTTAAATTATATTGTCGATAAAATAGAAAGCTTAATTCCAGAGACGTTATTGTATAATGTTGAAGTGATATATATTGCGTATATCAAGGATTTTATACGCGGAGAACGTACTTTTAATGCGATGTATAAAGATGGAGCCATATACATTTCACCCTATCAAGATAACGAAGAGGATTTATTAGACGATATTATACATGAGATATCTCATTCGCTGGAAAAAGCCTACCAAGAACACATTTATAAAGATGAATATCTAGAACGCGAATTTTTAGCTAAACGACGAACACTATATCATTTAATTAATGATTATAAAATACCCAGCGCTGAATGGAACAATATAAATTATTCTCCTAAGTTTGATAGTTATTTATATAACGATATTGGATATGATAAATTACGTGTTATTTCGTCATCCTTGTTTTATTCTCCTTATGCTATTACCTCTTTACGTGAATACTGGGCAAATGGATTTGAAAACTATTTATTGGGAGACAAACAAAAACTAAAAGACATAAGTCCCATTTTGTTTAATAAAATTAACACTTTAATCAAACAACAGGAGATATATTATTAATGAAATTGACACTCACAAAAAAAAACAACCACATACATGTTATTGGAGAACTTGCACCTCGTAAACGCGATGGAAAAGTTTTATCTATTACCACTAATGATGTTTTAAAGTGGATTGAAGAAAATTTTTCCCATAATATTGGCCAGACAGTTTCAATTCCTTCTACTAAACATTTACATAATTCTACCAACAAAGAAGCTCTAAAAGGAGAATGGGTGTTTTTATTAAACGCCGCCGAGGAAAGTTTACCCACTGCCACAAAAACACCCACTGCCACAAAAACACTTGAAAATAAAAAAGAAATAAATGATACTACTATAAATATAGTAAAAAATACGCAAACAAAAGCGACTACATCAAAAAGAAGAAAACGAAGTAGAAGTAAATAATTAGCGAATAAAAAGAGGAATAATGTCTCACATTTCTTTTTCAGAATTAAAAGAGTGGGTAAATTGCCCATGGAAGCATAAAATTGTTTATTTAGAAAAACTTAAGCTATTTCAAGGCAACGAGCACACAGCTTTTGGCACTGCTCTTCACACTATATGTGAAAATCTAGTTGAAAAAGAAACCAACAATACACTGGAAACTTATAATCCAAATGTGCATTTTCAAAAAGAGTTTTTAAAAAATCTTACCGAGTTAAAAGAAAAAGTTCCAAATTTTGAATTTAATGCTGAGTTAATTTCATCGATGAGAAGTCAAGGTGATCATATAATTCAATATATCATACCGGGATTAAAAAAATATTTTGGACAGTTTGAGTTAGTTGGAGTAGAAGAGAAATTATTTGTTCCTATAGAAAACCAAGAACAGAAGTTTAAAGGGTTTATAGACTTAATTATTTTTACTCCTAGTGATAAAAAATATCATATTATTGACTGGAAAACTTGTGGATGGGGATGGGATACTCGCAAAAAAACTGAAAAAATGATTACATATCAACTTACTCTTTATAAACACTTTTGGTGCGAAAAACATAATAAAGAATATGGAGAAGTGTTAACTCATTTTGCCCTCCTCAAAAGAACAGCTAAGAAAAACAATGTAGAAATATTCAAAGTTACAAATGGTGTAAAAAAAATTAATAATGCTCTTAAATTATTAAATAAGGCGCTTTATAATATCAACAAGAAAAACTATATCAAAAACAAACTTTCTTGTTATGGAAAATATGGAATTTGTGAGTTTTACAAAACAGAACATTGTAGATAAGAGGTTATTATGGACAAAAAAATTAAAGTCCTAACCATTAGTGATATGCCTTTATCACCAAGTGGCGTAGGTACACAAACAAAATATATGTGTGAGGCTTTACTTAAATCAGGAAAATTTAAAATTATTTCTCTTGGAGGTGCAATTAAGCATCCTAAATACGATCCAATACAAACAGAACAGTGGAAAGATGATTGGATTATGTTTCCTGTTGATGGTTATGGTACTCCGGAATTACTTCGTTCAATTATCAGACAAGAAAAGCCAGATATTCTTTGGTTTATGACAGATCCTCGTTTTTGGGGGTGGTTATGGGAGATTGAAAATGAAATTCGTCCTTTATTGCCAATGGTTTATTATCATGTTTGGGATAATTATCCCTATCCTACCTATAATCGTACATTCTACGAATCTAATGACTTTATTGCTACAATTTCTAAAGTTACCGATGACATTGTAAAAACAGTTGCGCCTACAGTCAAATCTCAATATATTCCGCATGCCGTAGATAGTGCTGCTTTCAAACCAATTGAAGATAGGGTTGAAGTAGAGGCATTTAAAAAACTAGTTTTTGGAGAATGGTATGATCCAGATAAATTTATATTCTTTTGGAACAATAGAAATGCTAGGCGTAAACAAAGTGGCTCTGTAATTTTTTGGTTTAACGAATTTTTAAATAGAGTTGGCCGTGATAAAGCCTGTTTGATTATGCATACTGAAGTTAAAGACCCCCACGGTCAAGATCTTCAAGCTATAATTGAGGAATTAGATTTAACAAATGGAGAGGTACTTTTTAGCCAAGTAAAAGTTGACAAAGAAAAGCTAGCTATGTTGTATAATATGACAGATTGTACTATTAACCTTGCAGACGCTGAAGGGTTTGGACTGGCCACACTAGAATCCTTATCTTGTGGAACTCCAATTATCGTTAATAAGACGGGTGGACTTCAAGAACAGGTAGAGTCAGAAGAAGAACTTTTCGGGATTGGCTTGAATCCTAGTTCTAAAGCGATTATAGGCTCTCAAAGTATTCCATGGATTTTTGAAGATAGACTTAACGGCGAAGAGGTCGTAGAAGCCTTGGTAACAATGTATAATATGTCTAAGGAAGAAAGAGAGGCGCTAGGATTAGCTGGCCGAAATCATGTACTTAAAAATTATAATTTTGATACATTTAACAAGACTTGGGTCGACGTATTAGTTAAACTTCATGAAGAGGAAGGCTCGTGGGAAACAAGAAAACAAACTCAAAGCTGGGTGATGAAGGAGATTGAAGTATGAAAATTTTAGTAAGAGGACCAGCCCTAACACGTACAGGATATGGAGAACATTGTCGATTTGTTCTAAGGGCTCTTCGTGAAATATCTGGCGCTGATATTTATTTAATTCCGCTTAATTGGGGAAAATCAAATTGGATTTGGGAAAATGATGAAGAGCGTGTTTGGCTCGATCAGATAATTAAAAAAACTGCCTATTATACTCAGCAACAAGGCGCCTATGACATGAGCATTCAAGTAACCATTCCCAACGAATGGGAAAGAATTGCTGCAGTTAATATTGGAGTCACAGCCGGTATTGAGACTACAAAAGTAGCACCCCAGTGGTTGGGAAAAGCAAATGAAATGGATAAAATTATTACCATTTCAGAACATTCTAAAGATACTTTTCTTAGAACGGTGTACGAAGGCACAGATCGAACAACAGGCCAAAAAGGTTTTCTTAAATGCGATAAAGAAATCGATGTAGTACATTATCCAGTAAAAACATTTGAAGAAGTTTCTCTAGATTTAAAAACTTCCACAAAATTTAATTTTCTTACGGTGGCTCAAATGGGCCCACGAAAAAACTTAGCTAACACTATCACATGGTTTGTTGAAGAGTTTATTGATAATCCGGATGTAGGTCTTATTGTCAAGACGTCGGTAAAGGGAGGCTCTTTATTAGATCGAAAAGCTGTAGAAAAAGAATTACGTAAGTTGCTAAATAATTATTCCCAGAGGCAATGTAAAGTATATCTTCTTCATGGTGATTTAACCGATCAAGAAATGCATTCTCTTTATCGACATAAAGATGTACATTGTCTAATTTCTTTGACTCATGGAGAGGGTTTTGGTCTCCCACTTTTCGAAGCAGCTTATTCTGCGCTTCCAGTATTAGCAACTGACTGGAGTGGTCACTTAGATTTTCTTTATAAACCAACAAAGAATAAAAAAGGAAAAACCAAAAATCGTCCTCATTTTGCCCGCGTTGATTATGGTTTACAGCCTGTACAACAACAAGCTGTTTGGGATGGTGTTATTCAAGCGGATTCTCTTTGGGCTTACCCAGAACAAGGTTCATACAAAATGAAATTACGTGAAGTACACAAAGATTATAATCGATTTGTTTCCCAAGCAAAAAAACTTCAAAAATGGATTCTTGAAAACTTTTCTCAAGAAAAACAATATGATGCTTTTAAAGATTGTTTGGAAGATTATTTACCTACTAAAGAAGATTTAGAATGGCAACATCAACTATCCGAAATCGAAATGATATAAAAATTATTTTCTTAGCAGACTTTTTTCGTTCGGACCTTCTAGGAGGTGGCGAGTGTAATGATGCTGTTCTTATTAATCATATTCTTGATTCAGGTTATACTTTAACTACACAAAAATGCTCTGATTTGAGCGCTCATGATTTTAAAAAAAATAATTTTTTTATTGTAGGTAATTTTATTTCACTAAGTGAAGAAAATAAAAAATTACTTCAAGATGAAAAATATATTATTTATGAACACGATCACAAGTATATCAAATCAAGAGATCCTAGCGTTTATAAAGATTTTTTAGCACCGACTGGCGATATTATTAATCATGATTTTTACCGTAACGCTCTTGGCGTGGTGGTTTTAAGTCGTATATGTAAAGAAATAATAGAAAAAAATCTCAATATTAATAATGTGTATAATATTGGCTGCAGCTTATGGTCAGACAAAAAATTAAATTTTATTGAATCTTTATGTAACAATCCAAAAAATGATAAGCTAGCAATCATTGGTTCTTCTAATCCAATTAAAAATACCGCCTTAGCTCTTCAGTATTGTAAAAAACAAAATATAGAACATGCTGTAATAGGACCATGTGAAGAAAAAAAACTATTAGAAGAGTTGTCCCATTATAAAGGTTTGGTGTTTTTGCCTCAAGTTTTGGAAACTTTTTCTAGAATCTCTGCAGAAGCAAAAATGTTAAATTGTAAACTTTTAACAAAACCAAAATTACTTGGTTTTGCGTCAGAAGAAATATACTCTTTATCGGGCATAGAGTTAATAACACAAATGAGAAAAAGAAAAAAAACAGCTTTAAGTTTGTTTATAAGATTAATAGAGGGTGACTGATATGATTGTTGTAACAGGCGGAAATGGCTTTATTGGAAAAAATTTAGTTCATAGTTTACGGGCATTGGGAAAAAAAGTAGCTGTTGTAGATTACAATGGCTTGGTAACATGGAGCCCAGAGGTTTTTCTAGAGCTTATAAAAGCTGATAGTGTGTTTGCTAGTGAGATTGAGATGATATATCACCAAGGCGCCTGCACTGATACCACTTGTTACGATGTTGAATATATGATGAATAAAAATTTTGATTATAGCGCAAGACTCTTGCGAACATGCGTAAAAAACAATATTAGATTAATTTATGCTTCATCTGCCGGCGTTTATGGCGATGGTCCATTTGTTGAAGGCACCGAAAACGATCCTAAAAACATATATGCTAATTCTAAATTTTTATTTGATAAATACGTTGAATGCTTTTTAAATGTTCCACACAGACCACAGATCGTAGGCTTAAGATACTACAATGTTTTTGGACCTCTAGAGCATAACAAAGGAAAGATGGCCTCAACTATATATCAGTTTTATCAACAAATTAAAGAACACAAAAAAATAAAAATTTTTAAAAATAGTAAAAATTATCGAAGAGATTTTATTAATGTTAAAGATGTAGTAGACGTAAATTTACATTTTCTTGAACACAAAGATATATCCGGTATTTATAATTGCGGCACTGGGACAGAAAGAAGCTTTTATGATATTGTTGATATACTACACAGGCGTTATAATTTTGATATAGAAGAAATTGATATGCCCGATTATATAAAACAAAAATACCAAACGTTTACCAGTTCAGACAACACTAAACTCAATACTATAGCTAAATACAACAATTCATTTATGACATTAGAAGAGGGAGTAAATGAATATTTAAATCTTTTAGAGCAAAAATGAAATTAATTTTTACTAATGGATGTTTTGATATTGTTCATCGTGGCCATTTAGAATTGCTACGCTACTGTCAATCTTTAGGCAGGGTGATAGTGGGTTTAAATAGTGATGAAAGTGTTAAAAGACTTAAAGGTCAAAATAGACCAATAAATCACCAACAAGATCGAAAGTTTTTGTTAGAATCCTTGTCTTATGTAGATGAGGTAATGATATTTTCTGAAAACACCCCTTACAATTTAATAAAGCAAATAAAACCAGATATAATCGTCAAAGGCGGCGACTATAATATTGATAATATTGTAGGTTCTGACATGTGTGAGGTAAAAATTTTTAATTATATCGATGGGTATTCAACAACAAAAATTATTGAACGTGCTGATAATAGGTGACAGTTGCCTAGATGTATATCATTATGGCACATGTGATCGCCTTAGTCCGGAAGCCCCAGTACCTGTTTTAAAACTTTCCCATACAGAACGAAAAAATGGAATGGCTTTAAATGTTAAAAGCAATTTAGAGTCATTTAATGTACATGTAGATATTTTTACCAATCATCAAACGATTACAAAAGAAAGATACGTGGATATTAAAACAAAAAATCACCTTTTACGTTTTGATACTGGTGAAGCATGTAAGCTAAAACCGTTTACCATAAAGGATGCTGATAGAATAGAATATAGTGAATATGATGCTATAGCTATAGTTGATTATAATAAAGGATTTATTGACCATTCGGTAGCTATGTGTATATCCAAGAAATGTTCTGATTACAAGATACCTTTGTTTATTGACAGTAAAAAGATTGACTTATCATGTTTTTATAATGGTATTATTAAAATTAATGATCTTGAATATTCCAATGTTAAAAGATATCCAAGCAAATACGAGCTTATTGTCACTCATGGTTCAAAAGGTGCTGAATATAAAAAAGTTTTATATCCTACAAGCCCTGTAGAAGTACATGATGTGTGCGGAGCCGGCGACACTTTTTTCGCCTCTTTAATATATAAATATTTATCTACAGAAAATCTTGTTAAGGCAATAAAATTTGCAAATAAATGTGCTAGAATAACAGTGACCAAAGAAGGAACATACAGTTTAAACAAGAAGGATGTTAAAAATGTCTCCAGATAAGAAAACTATTAATTATAAAAGTATAGATGGAAATATAAACAAAATTACCTTTTATGATCTTTTACCTGAAGGTCACAACATGGACAAGTTTATCAGACAAGAAACTCTTTTTGAAAGACCTGATCATAATTTTAAACATATTCTTTCTTTATTAAAAAAAGACTCAGTGGTGTATGATATTGGTTCTTATATTGGAACGTTTGCTATCCCAATGGCAATTGAAGGAATGAACGTTTATGCGTTTGAAGGCTTTCCGGAAAACTATCGTCGTTGCGTAAAAAATACGGCTCCTTACAATATAACAAATTATCTATGTGCGGTAAGCGATAAAGAATATTCAACTTATTCTAAATTTAATAATTGCACTGATAATGAGTTACATGAAACCGAAATTAAATACTATCGATTTGATGATTTTGTCAAAAAAAACAATCTACCCGAACCACAATTAGTTAAAGTAGATATTGAAGGAATGGAAAGTATAGCTTTACATGCTATGACAAATCTTATAGAAAATGTCCGACCAATTTGGTCTATGGGATATCATTATAAATTTTATTCTGAAATAGAAGGATATCCAGGTTGGGTAGACGTTGAAAATGGAGGTTTTAATTTTCAAAGATTTCATGAATTAGACTACAGAATATTTAACGAAAATGGTTATTTAATGCCACCAGATATTTTAAATCATCGCGGCGGTGAATTTATGTTTATACCTAGAGAGAAATATAAAATAAAATAATGACATACATATTTGATATTGATGGCACATTGTGTACTCTTACAGATGGAGAGTATACCAAAGCCCAACCGTTTAAAGATAGAATTAACAAAGTGAACAAATTATATATGGAGGGTCATACTATAATTTTATTTACCGCTAGAGGAATGGGACGAACTAATAATAATTCAAAAGTTGCTCATGAAATGTTTTTTGATTTGACTCAAAAGCAAGTAAACAAATGGGGGGTTTTATATCATCACCTATTGCTTGGAAAACCCGCTGGAGATTATTATATTGATGATAAAGGAATAAATGATGAAAACTTCTTTGGAAATTAATTTTGTCCCTAAAGGATGGGGATTTGAAAAATGGATTGTTAACTGTGAAGAATATTGTGGCAAATTATTATATTTTGTAAAAGATAAACGGTGTTCTTGGCACTATCACGAGCTTAAAGACGAGGTGTTTTATATACAATCAGGTAAAATCTTAGTTAAATACTCTGATAGTGATGATATTAACGAGGCTGAAGAATTAATTCTAAACAAAGGTGATAATTTTCATGTCTATAGAGGTTTGCGTCATCAAATGATCGCATTAGAGGACACTGAATTATTTGAGTTTTCAACTCAGCATTTCGATTCGGACAGCTATAGAATCCAAAAGGGGGATTAAATTGTCTTTTAAGTTTACCAATAAAAAACCACCGTACAAAAAAGTTTACTTTGGTATTAATGGTCAATTTGGTGATATTGTAATGCAGGTACCTGCTTTGGAGCAATTTATCAAAGATAATCCGGATACAAAAATAGTCTTTGGGATGGCTGATAAGTATAAAGATATTTTACCATTGTTTCACGATTATCATGAAAATATTATTGATTATAAAATTTGGGAGGGATACAACGACTGGCCTACAAAATCCGATCTAGAATATATCAATTCACAGAATTTTGATGCCATGTTCCCTTGTGAAATACCAACGCATGACGAACCGGATTGGCCAAAATATCGACATATCTGCTCCGAAACGGCCCATATAATGGGGTTAAAAACAGACTTGATAGATATTAAGCTTCCCCCAATAGAAGATGTTGTTCGTGAACCAAAAACAGTTGCTTTGCATTTATTTTCTAGTAAATATCCTGGTGGAATTAGATCTGTTGATATTCCACAACAAAATTTTATAGTTAATTTTTTAAGAAAAAAAGGATACAAGGTGTATCAATTGTCGGGCCCAGATCAACCACATATTAAAAATACAACTTTTTTTAGGGGAACTTATTTTGAAAGTTGTAAAAAAATGCTTAGTACTGATTTTCTTGTGACGTGCGATTCAGGAATGCCATGGATTGCCTCTGCTTATAATCATCATACAATAGCACTTCATTCTTCTGGGTATAACCTACACGCAAGAGCAGCCGGCGAGGTTACCACTAAAAGTTGGACACCGGTTAATCCCAATGCGGTCATTTTAGAGGCTTATAGAGCCACGGACATTCCTGTTTCCGATATATTAAAAGAAATAAAAAACAAAATAGAGGTTACATCATGAAAATTTCTTTATTAACTCCACCATCACCGAACGCAGAACCATGGTATCCCACCTTTGAGAAAAAAGGCGTTAAGGTATATTTTAATTCAGTTCATCCGGATTGTGATTTTATAATAAGTATTGCTCCTTCTGGGTATTTTGGATTATTGGAGATGTATCATAATACATTTCCCGACATTCCTATGATTATACATTTGTGGGATATGTATAAAACAATTTGGCAACCTCCGATTAAATATGACTGGCCTAAACATATACAATATTGTAAAGATGCTGTAGAAGTGTGGTGTCCTTCTAACGAAGTTATTCTTAGAGCCGGCGAAGAAGGTATTGATACCTCTAAATGTAAATTAATAAGAACATGGGCGCGGTTTTTTGATTATAAAGGTGAAGTAGCTGACAAAAGATATATACTTCAACCACTAAGAGCTTATCCTAATGATAAAAATTATGGATGGCTTAAAAAAGCTGCAGCAGAATTAAATATTCCAGTTTTTGAGTCACAAAACAGACTTTCCGAAGAAGAATTTCAAAAAGTAGTAGCTGAATGTAGTTTTATGTGTTGTGAATACCATGAAACTTCAACGGGAGGGTTAACTCTCATAGAAGGTTATAATTTAGGAAAAGTATCTGTTGTCAGCAATTCGCCCTACCAAGGGGTACGAGATTACCTAGGAGATAGAGCCATATATTTTGATGATAACAACTATGAAGACTTTAAAGCTAAAATCAAAGAGACTTGGGAAAACACCCCGGTATTAGATCGCAAGGAATGCGAAACTTTTTGTAGTCAACATCCTACGTTGGATGACGTAGTTGATCAAATGATAGAAAGGTTAGAGGCTCTTAAAGTTTGAATAAAAAAGTCTACATAGCCACCGCACGAGATATTGGCGAAAAATGTAAACAATGGGCCAAAAATAACATGTGTGATGGTTTTGAGTTGGTTGACAACATAAACGCCTCTGATATCATTGTATCTGTTTTATATGATAAGATTTTTAAACCAGATGTTGTGAACAATAAAAAATGTTATAACTTTCACCCCGGTATTTTACCTGATTACAAAGGATGTGGTATATGCAGTTGGGTAATCATCAACGAAGAGGAATATATGGGAACAACTCTTCATCTTATAGACGAAGGGGTTGATACGGGTGATATAATAGAAATAAGAAAATTTCCCATACAAAATAATGACACTTCCTATACTTTGTTTAAAAAAACAGAGGAATTAATTTATGATATGTTTAAAGATTGGTTTCACAGGCTACTTAAAAAAGATTATATTGCTAGTCCGCAGGAGACTTTAAATAAAAATAACATTTATTATAAAAAAGATCTTAAAAAGGCAATGAATTTGACTAAGTTCGCACGTGCCTTTTATTTTCCGGAGAAGCCTTCGGCATATTATTATGATAGCTCCGGTAATAAAATAGATATATCATTTTGATTAAAAATAAAGGAAAATTATATGACAAGAGATATTAGAAATAAAAATGTTTGTGTTATCGGAGGAGCCGGCTTCTTAGGATCTCACTTGGTTGATCATTTAATCGATGATAGAGGATGTAAGGTTTTAGTATTAGATAATCTAATCACTGGTTTAAAAAAATATGTAAACGATAAAGCTGATTTTCTTTGGTATGATATTCGAGATGATGAAAACCAATTAGCAAAAATATTTTTAGATAATAATATTGAATATGTTTTTAATTACGCTGCGGAGCCTTATATTCCAGAATGTTTTGAAAGGCCAATGCATTTCTTTGATATTAATGCGACTGCTGTTCTGCGTGTTTTAAATGCGTGCCAAAAAGCACAAATTAAAGGACTTCTTCAGGTTTCTTCTGCAGAAATTTATGGCGATATGAAAGGCAAGATTACAGAAAAAGACCCTGTTGAGCCTCACTCTACCTATGGCGTCTCGAAAATTGCTGCTGATGGCTTAGTTCAAGTTAGATGGAGAGAGGGAAAGGTGCCTGCTATAGCCATGCGTCAATTTAATTGTGTTGGAGAAAGAGAAACACACCCTTATGTAATCCCAGAAATTATAAATCAATTGAATACTTCAAATACCATCCACTTAGGAAACAATTCGTTTAGAGATTTTCAATATGCTGGTGATGCTGTAAGAATGGCCGTAGAATTGCTAGAAAAGGGTGATTTTGGTGAAGTTTATAACATGGGAAGTGAAGATGGTATACAAATCTATGATTTGGCGCGTTTAATAGGAAAATTAATGGGCCATGGCGAAATAGAAATTATCGTAGATCAAGAAAGAGTAAGACCTTGGGAGATTTGGCATTTGCAATCCGATAATACAAAATTATATAATGTAATTGGAAAAAGAACTCCAACGTCTTTAGAAGATTCATTACAAAAGACAATTGACTATTATTATGAAAATGACAAAAAATGGGATTGGTAAAAGATGAGTTTTGAATCGATAAGGATATTTGAAGAAAAAATAGCAGATTTTTTTGGTGCTCCATACGCCGTCGCAACTGATTGTTGTACTCATGCCGTAGAGTTATCTTTACGATATACCAACGCAACTGAAATATCAGTACCAAAGCATACGTATATTTCAATTCCTTTGTTATCAAAAAAATTAAATTTAAAATTAACGTGGAAAGACGAAAAATGGCTAGATTATTATTATGTTACTAAAAACGTAATTGATGCTGCGGTTCTTTGGAAGCCTAAAACATATGTTCCAAATACATTTATGGCTGTGAGCTTTCAGTTTAAAAAACATTTAAGTTTGGGTCGCGGCGGCGTTATTTTAATGGATGATAAAAGTGCCGCCTTGGAGTTGAAAAAAATGTCATACGACGGTAGAACTCCCGACACGCCATGGGCAACACAAAATATAAGTTCTATGGGTTACCATTATTATATGACACCCGAAACTGCAGATTTAGGTTTAAAAAAACTACCAGCCGCTATTAAAACGCCGGCTAAACAATGGACAACGGCAGATTGGCCAGATTTAACGCAAATGGAGATATTTAAATGAGATATTTAGTAACAGGGGCAACAGGCTTCGCAGGCCCTCATTTGATAAACAGAATATTAGAAGATGACAATGAAGTAGTAGCAATGGTAAGAAATTTAGACACTTGTCGCGACATCAAAAACATTGTTGGAGATAATATTGATAAAATTGAATTTGTATATGGCGATCTCACAGATTTAGACTCTATTTCTGATGTATTTGCGGGAGAAATGTTTGAGGGTGTTTTTCACCTAGGCGCCTTTGCTCATCCTCCTTCTTCATTTGAAACGCCTTTGTTAGCAACACAAACTAATGCGCTTGGTACAGCAAGAATATGCGATGAAATAATTGAAAATATGCCTTTGTGTGTTTTGATGAATTGCTCTACCCCCGAAGTGTATGGAATATGCCCTGCTGACTCTAAGATTAATGAAAGCACGCCATACAATCCTAACAATCCCTATGGAGTTTCTAAAGCTGTGGCTGATATGTACGTTACGGAAAGAACCCACAATACAGATTTAAGAGCATTTTCCACCCGCGCATTTTCACACACTGGTCCGCGCCGAGGAAGTAATTTTTCTATATCCTCAGATGCTATTCAGATAGCAAGAATATTAAAAGGACAACAAGAACCAGTTATAAAAATTGGCAACATGACATCTCAACGCATTGTTGCTGATGTAAGAGATGTTGTGGATGTTTATTATCGTTTAATGTTAGAGTTTCAAAAAGATAATATAGAATGTGGAGAAGTGTTTCATGTTGCCGGTAATGATTTACATCCAATGCAGTACTACTTAGATAAGATGCTGGAGTTGTATAGCTTAGAAAACGTAAAGCTTGAAATAGAACCTAAATTTTTTCGAAAAGTTGACATTCCTATTCAAATTCCAGACGATTCTAAAGTAAGAAATTTTTTAAATTGGAAACCAACAATTCCAATTGAAAAAACACTTAAAGATTTAGTAGATTATTGGTTAGGAGAAATTTAATGAGTATTAAAGATGTTGATGGGCACAAATTAATGTATTACCCTGAAGAAGTCGCGACGTGGAAACGCACGGGTGCTGCTACGCCTTTACATGTTGAAATTGGACCCACAAACAGGTGTCAACATCATTGTAGTTTTTGTAGCGTTGATTGGATTACCCATGGTGTAATTCGCATCAATACGGAAGTTTTAGTAAAAGGTATCCACTCAATGGCTGATGTGGGAGTTCGATCAATTTATTTTGCTGGCGAAGGAGAGCCGCTTTTACACCCCGGAATGGAACAATTTGTACAAGCAGCCCATTCACGTGGCATAAAAACCTCTATGGCAACAAATGGAGGATTATTAAATGAACGCAGATTAAAGGATTTATTACCTTATTTCTCTTGGATTAGGTTTAGTGTTGATGCTGCAACGCCAGAGTCGCATGAAAGCATCCACAAGTCTAAAGATTTTGATAGAGTTATAAAAAATATCAGAAGAGCGGCACAATTTAAAAAAGATAATGGTTTGGCAGTAGAGCTAGGCGCCCAATTTATTGTGTTAGAAGAAAATCTTGGCGAGTTAGAAATGTTTGCTGATATGATGAAGGATGTGGGAGTAGACAATATTCAGTTTAAACCTCACCACAACCATCCCAAAAGCGCTTCAAATCCAACCCTGTATAACTTAACAGATGAAGCACTAAGACAGAGGTTATTAGCTCGAAGTACTGATGATTTTCAAGTGATGGTAAGAAGTCGCAACTTGGAAGAAATGCCTCAAATTCCGGGCCAAAGTCACAATTATTGTTACAAAAAGTGTTATGCTTACAACTTTTTAACGTTGATTGATGCCAAGGGTAATTGTTATGGTTGTAATATCTTTTATGATCAAAAAGACTATAGTTTTGGCAATATTCATGACCAAACGTTTGAAGAGATTCACACAAGCGGTCAGGTACAAAAAATCATTGACAAAGTAGCGGCATTAAATCATGAACCATGTGGAAATTATAAATGCCGCCCTCATGTTTTAAATGAATATCTAGATAGGATAAAAAATCCTGAAGTTAATGATGAGTTTATTTAATGAAAATTTTATTTGTTGGCGTCTTCGATAAAGAAGGAAAGTCAACTAACAATTCTCAAATATTAGCAATTAAAAAGCTTGGTCATCACGTGAGCGGTTACAACTATCGACAAAAAGCAATTGAGATGGGTAACACACCTCGCGATAACCATTTGCTTGAAGTAGTTAAGAAAAATAAATTTGATTTAGTTTTATTTAGCAAGTGTAATGTAATTTCCCTAGCAACGTTTCAAGACATAAAAAAGTATGCTAAAACTTGTTTATGGTTTATGGATCCTCTTGTTTCATACAACGAGGAAATGAAAAACAAAACTAAAGTTGTAGATTATCTTTGTTGCGATAAGGAAAATGTTTTACAAGAAGCTCAAGAGATAAACAATAACTCTTTTCATGTTTATGAAGGATACAATCAAGATATAGATAAACCGCGCGATATAAGCAAGGAGTACGATCTATCTTTTATTGGCAATATATATGGCAACCGACAAAACATAATTAATCAAATCACTCATCCGATAAAATTAATCTCTAATGCTTACGGATTTAGACATCCGGAAGAAGTAAGCAAAACACGTATTAACTTAAACATATGTACATCCGATGGAGCCTCAGATAGAGTGTATAAAATATTAGCTGCCAAGGGTTTTTTGCTTACTGATGACTGGAAAGGCCGCGAGAAAATCTTTACAGATAAAAAAGATTTAGTAATTTATAAAAACGTTGATGATTTAAATGAAAAAATTAATTTTTATTTAAAAAATCCCGAAAAAGCGGCCATAATAGCTGAAAATGGCTACAAGTGTGTACAAAAATATACTAGAATAGAATGGGCAAAACAGATAATAGGTTATGCAAAACACGTCTAACAACAAAAAAACTTTATTAGCGGGACCATGGATTGGAGAATTTGGATGGGAATGTTTTGCGTGGCAAGGCTACGTTAGAGCACTATCTAGAAAATTTGATCAAACTATTATAATTTCTAGAAACAATTCTAAAGCTTTTTATGAAGACTTTGCTGATGTTTTTTATGGCTATGATCCTCCAAATGAACTTGCAGATTCATTTTTTATGTACAATGTAGATATAAAAAAATGTCTACAAGAAACAATTAAACAAAACAATATAACGTTGGATAAAAACACTACTTTGTTTTTACCTCGTAGAATTGGACTACCACCTCAAACTCATTATACAGAATCGGTTTCGTTTGGCCCACACACTGTCACACCAGAATATATTCGATTTGGAATTAAACAAGAATCAGAATACGATTATATTTTTCACATGCGCGCAAGAGATTTACGAAAAGAAGACAATTGGAGTCAAGAAAATTGGAAAAAACTTAAAACCTTATTGGGAGATAAAAAAATAGCATGTATTGGCACGAAAGAAGAAGCTGGCTGGATTGATGGTACTGAGGATTTGCGTTCTATACCTTTGAATGAATTAGTAACACTATTAACCAACGCTAAATGTGTTTTTGGCCCATCATCCGGACCAATGCATCTTTCCAGCTTGTGTAATGTGCCGCATGTTGTATGGTCTATACCACAAAATAAAATTCGTTATGAAAAAAATTGGAATCCGTTGAACACGCCAATTTTATTTTTAGATGAACACTCATGGCATCCAACTCCCGAGTATATACATGATAAATTTATCAAATGGGGTATAAAATGAAAATAAACAACATTGGAATTATTGGCCATGGATTTGTTGGAAAAGCTGTAAATCAATTTAATGCGGTTTATGATACCAACATATATGATTTACACAATCCAATATACAACAGTGATAAACATAAAGAAAATGCGTACAACTCAGACATTGTATTTATAAATGTACCTACTGACTTGCAAGATAATCGCTTAGATACCACTATAGTGGAAAATTGTATACGAACCTATTCCGAAATAGGCAATAAAAACAATATTATTGTGATAAAATCTACTATTCCTGTAGGAACATGTTCCGAGTTGAGTAAGAAATATGATTTAAATAATATTGTTTTTAATCCAGAGTTTCTTACTCAAAGAACAGCATTAGCGGACTTTATTAATGAAAAAGAATTATATTTAGCTGGTGATAAAAAGTATACCCAAAAAGTTAAGAAAGCCTATGAAAAATTTTTTAATTTTCATAACAATCTTGATGTGGAGATAATAGAAACTCCTATCTGGGAAGAAGTAGAACTACTAAAACTAGCACGTAATACTTTTTACAGCATGAAAGTGGGCTATTGTAATCATTTATATAATTTGTGTGAAAAATTAAACATAAGTTATGAGAAATTTAGATTACATTTTTCTCGCGGAGAATGGGTGGGCGCTCAACACACTATGGTACCAGGACCGGATGGTAAATTAGGATATGGCGGGAAGTGTCTTCCTAAAGATTCTATAGAGTTATTAAATTATTTTAAAAAACAAGATATAATGTTTGAAATGCTAGAAAAGTCTATTGACTTTAATAAAAAGCAAAGGAGATAAAAATGACTGAAGTTGAACACACAAATCTATCTAAGCAAGCAGTAGGGGCTCTTATGATGGCATTGCAAAAATCACTACTAGAACAATCGGATATTGTTCCGGTCTTGGAAGGTTTTAAATTAACCAATTCACCTGAAGGTCTGGTGGTTTTAAACCCCCCTATTGTAAAGTTTAACGAAGATACAACAAAAAATCACGATTGGGATGTAGTATCAGCACAACCTAACGATGGAAAACAAACAAAGAACACTGCTACTGAGAATGTAGATTAATGCCAATATATGTTTATGAGTGCGGAAGTTGTTTGGGTGTCTGGAAAGAGACTCATGGTATGTCCGAGAACGGCCCTGAAGATTGTTTTTGGTGCGATTCTAAGAACGTTTATAGGAAACCAAGCAACTTTAACAATTTAAGCAAAAGTAAACAAAATAATGACAAAAAGGTTGGAGTTTTAACTAATGAATTTATAGAAAACTCAAAAGAAGACCTTAAAAGACAAAAAGAGGATTTGAAAAAAAATCGATGATAGAAATTTTATTTACATTTTCTATATTAAGTAATATATTTTTAGTATGGTATATTGTACAACTTTTGCGTCGATTTTTGGTTTTTCAAGATGAATTGGATAACTTTGCCATTAAGCTTGAAGAGTACGAAGGACATATTAAAATAATCAACAATTTAGAAAGATTTTATGGTGATGAGACTTTAGGAAATCTCCTTCGTCATTCAAAGTCCGTTGTAAAAGAGTGTCGCGAATTTCAATCTATTTTGTCGAGTGAAGATGACCTAGAGGGAATAGATTATGCCGAGGAAGAAGAGTAACAAAAAACATTATTTTACTAAAGTTCATGAAAATGCTATTATTGATTATTGTAGCAGTCAAGACCCTAAGTTAAGAAATGATCTTTATAAAGAATTTATTGGGCCTGTTTTCGATGAAATGGTAGATAAGATTGTTTATACTTATAAATTTACTTCTTTGCCAAACATTGATGCCTTGCGTGAAGATTGTAAAAACTGGCTTATTACAGTTTTAAACAAATTTGATCCATCTAAAGGCTCCAAAGCTTTTACCTACTTCAGTGTGGTATCAAAAAACTGGTTTATAGCAGAAGTCAAAAAAACCTCTAAAAAAGCCAAAAGAGAAGTACATTTAGATGATTATTATTTCTCTTCTGAAACATCCACCACAATATCCAACTCAATGCAACAACTAGTAGTCCACAATGAATACCACAATCAAAGAAACCATTTTGAGTTCTTTTCCCATTTAAAACAAGAGATTGAAGATTGGAAAAAACTTCCTCTTCGAGCGAATGAACAAAAAACCATTCAAGCTATAGAGATCTTATTTAAAGAATCAGAAAATATAGAAATTTTTAACAAAAAAGCTATTTATTTGTATATTCGGGAGATTACTGGCTTAAATACCAAACAAGTCGTAAGCTCTCTTAATAAAATAAGAAAAAGGTATTCAGAGTTTAAAAAAGAATGGGACGAAAAATAACAGATTTAGAAAATTACATTGAAGAGGCAATTAAAAATATTAGAGATGATAGAGATATTACCTCTACTCTTCTTACAAAGATTTTCACAGAAATAAACAAAGTAGATGATTCTAGCACACATAAAGATCTTGGCTTTATAGCAGCTAAGTATGTAGAAACCCTCCAACGTTCGAACGAACAATTAGTCAAATTAGCATCAATTTTATCAAAGAAGGCAGACACTTCGGTGTCTCTTAGTGAAGATGATAAAAAAGATTTATTTGATGTAATTCAAGGAGACAAAGGTTAGATGACTAACTTATTTAACAACATTGTGACACCGGGCCTCGTTGATCCGATTGAAGATCGCGATACCGTAGATGCTTTGAAAAGTGGCCACGCTCAACTAAGAGAGGTAATGAAAGCCAGCTATGAACCTAACAAGTTAAAATCTCAAACTGAGTTTAATGCTATATGTTTGGCGCAATTATCTTCAGAATTAGTGGGAGATAAGACATTAGTAAGAGTCAAAGCACGTATTCCGGAAATTCATTGTATTCTTCCGCTGCCTTTGGGCGCAGACGATTACAACACGATTTCTCTTTACCCTACATTTCAGGCATCTGCCGCTGATTTTGCTAACGAAGGGATAACTACGGATGGCGCAATCGTACCGGGAACAAAATTAGTTGTAAGTTTTGATCAAATGGGAAACTTTAGAGGAGGAACATTAAAAAAGATATTTTCATGGCAGGAAACCCCTGCAGAAAGCAACACAGGTTCTGGCTCCGGCTCAGGTTCTGGCTCTGGCTCTGGCTCAGGTTCTGGCTCAGGCTCAGGTTCTGGCTCAGGCTCTGGCTCTGGTTCTGGTTCTGGCTCTGGCTCTGGCTCAGGTT